CAAAACATCAAAACGATTAAATGTTCCTATAGCAGCATCCACCAAACAATTTACAACATTATCTGCATCTGTTATTGGTGCTGGTGGATCAGTACAAGATGCTGAGACAGTATTTACTGGTGTATCAAACGCTATTAAGGCAACTGGTGGTAACGCAGAAGACGTACAATCTGCGATTCGAGCTATGTCGCAGATTTTTGGTAAAGGTAAGGTATCTGCGGAAGAACTACAAGGTCAGTTAGGTGAAAGATTAGCAGGTGCAGTTGTGAAGTTTGCAGAGGCAAATGGTAGTAGTTTGCAGAAATTACAGAAAGACTTGAGAGATGGAACTGTAGGTCTAGATCAAATAATGAATTTTGCTAAAAAATTAAATTTAGATTTTGCAGATACAGCAGAAAAAGTAGCTAATTCATCTGCTGATGCAGGGCAAAAGTTACAAACTGCTATGGATAGGTTAAAACTTGCAGTAGGTACTATATTGCAACCTATTGGAGCAGCCTTTCAGACAGTTTTTGGAAATATTGTTGATGCAATCACAGAAGCAATAGAAGCATTTAATAAATTTATGGGTATCGGTCTTGAAAATGCAATATCTAAAACTAAAAATGCAATTAAAGATCTTGATAGACAAATAAAAGAACTTGAAGAAAGAGGTAATGATAAATTAGCTGGAAGGAAGAAAGTAAGGCGAAGTCAACTTTTATTGAAGTTAAGCGGACTAGAAGGTGAGGATACAGGTACAGATGATGGTAAAGGAAGTGGACTTGCTGGTTTAGGAGATGAGAAAGGTGCGCTTCAAAGTTTTGCTAAATCTGCTTTTGATATTGCTAAACAAACAGAAGAAGCTTTTGTAAACGCATTTAAGGGTATAGAAGATGCGTTAGTTAAATTTGTTCGAACAGGTAAGTTGAATTTTAGAGATCTTGCAAATTCTATAATTGCTGATTTAACAAGAATGTTTGTTAGATATGCAATAGTTAAACCATTGTTCACAAGCATATTTCCAAATATAGATATAACTAATGCAAAAGGTAATGTATTTGATAAAGGTAATGTAGTTCCAAGTGCAATGGGTAATGTGTTTGCTAAAAACAAAATTGTTCCATATGCTTATGGTGGAATAGTAAAAAAACCAACCTTATTCCCAATGGCAAATGGCGGTATTGGTTTAATGGGTGAAGCTGGTGCAGAAGCTATAATGCCTCTAAAACGTGGAAGAGATGGAAAACTTGGGGTAGCATCACAAGGAGGCGGAATTGGTAATATAAGTGTTAATGTTAATGCGTCAGGATCAAGTGTTGAAGGTGACTCAAATCAAGCTGCACAGCTTGGCAAAATGCTAGGCATGGCAGTACAAGCAGAACTTATCAGACAAAAACGACCTGGAGGTTTACTTTCATAATGGCTCAAACTTTCCCATCAATACAACCTGTTTACGGAGTTACTAAGTCTGTTGAACCTTTTGTGACTAGAACTAGATTTCAAGATGGTTATGAGCAAGTGGTGAAGTTTGGATTAAATATAAATCCTAAAGTTTATGATCTTACTTTTGAAAATATTACAGAAGCAGAAAGCGATACTATAGAAACTTTCTTAGATGCTCGTATTTCAGATGGAGATTATTTTAACTGGCAAGCACCTGATGAGCCAACAACAAGTAAATATCGTGCTTTAAATAGAAAAAAACAAATAAATAATCCAGGCTTGGCAACGATAACAGTACAATTTGCAGAAGTATTTGAACCCTAATGGCTGTACCTGTATCTGAGTTACAAACGCCAAATATAGACAATATTGTTGAGCTTTTTCAACTTGAGTTAAATACAACTATTCATGGTGTTTCTCAAACTTATTATTTTCATAATGGTGTTGGAATTAATAATGACGCAAATTTAATATTTGCTAATAATGAATATACAAGGATGCCTATTGAGGCAGAGGGGTTTGAGTTTAATGGTAAACAATTACCAAGACCTACGTTAAAAATATCAAATATTTTTGGAGACATAACTACTATTCTTTTAACTTTACCTCAAGGCTTAGAAGGGGCAAAGGTGACAAGAATAAGAACTTTAAGACGTTTTATTGATGATGATAATTTTGAGGGTGGTGATATTTTATTAGAAGATGGTTCTTTTC